CGGCAGATTCAAACGCTGCAAAATTGCTGTTCGGGCGCGCGGCGTTAACCGTGTTGATTTTCTCACCCGGGAACATGATCGGAAGTCCGACGCCGTTCTGCAGCGTCAGGCGGCGGTCTTCGTGAAAGCCGATCCGCTCTTCCTGATACACGCCGAGGCCGTCACCGCCGGTCAGCCCTTCCTCCACCATTGCGGGGTCGTAGGGTGATTCGATAAACGCACCAAACACCGCATTCAGAATCGCCGCTTCGACCTCGCTTTCGTCGTACTTAATCAGCATTTTCAGGCGCTGAATAATCGGGGTGAAAATGCCGCTGCCGCGATGCTGACCCGCACGGTCGCTGTCAAAGTCATGAATGACAATCGGACGGCCCCACGACGTTTCGCGCGGTATGCGATCCCACGTCATCGTTTTTTCACCGCTCCACCAGTCGCCCTGATGCGCTTTGCGGATGTGATACGCAACCGGCGCGCCGCTGTAATCCAGCTCCACGCCGCCGCGAATATTCGCCATGTCGTAAACCTGCTGCGGGTTGCTCAGCCGGTCCGGGTCAATCAGCTGGACAGCGGTAGCGAACTGCGCACGGCCATAGCCCAGGCGGCTGGTGTCGTAGTGCATCAGCACCAGATTGTCGCCATCTATCAGCTTGTGACGCAGACCAATACGCAGCAGCTGCGAAACGGTGTGCTTGCGTTCGAAATCGCACCAGCGCCCGACGTCGTTCGCCCACGTTCGCCACATTGCATTCATGTAGCGCGCATACTCGTCGGCCCACTCCGCATCAAAACCCTTGATGCCGGTAATCATCTGTAAATAGCGATAGTCAGGCTTAAAAATGGGCCGGTAAATTGCCCCGACCGCGTTATCCAGAATGCGGGTAACGGCACCGGCAGCCCATCCGTCATTGCGGACCAGATCGCGGGAACGCGACACGATGCGGTCGCGGTAAATATTGATTTCGTTATCGGGTGACCACAGCGTCGGCTGCCAGCCGCCCAGCTGGTCGCTGAACGAATCGGCGGCGTCATAGGGAACGCGCCCGGAACCGCCCAGCGCTTTATATTCTGGCCGGGACGGCGGCAGCGGTTGCCCGTTAGCGCCGAGGATACGGACGTCGTTCTTTTTCATCAGTAACGGAACCTCACCATTCGGCGGCGGCCACCCTGTCCGAGGGCGCGCTGCAGCTGCATAATAAATTGCGTCAGCTGTTCCACGCTGGTCGGCTGGTAGGCCACCGAGCGCGTGCCGTCGCCCTGCGTATAACTGAACGAAACGCCCTTTTTTCCCATCGACAGCTCAGCGTATGCCTGCTGCGCGCTGGTCAGCATCGACTGCAAAACGGCGCGGGGCATCCCGGCAAGGATGCCGCTATTTAGTGGTTGCATGGGTTAGCCCTTATGTCGGTAATCGACGTGCTCGCCGCTTGTGCGGCGCGGTGTTTTGTGGCGATTCAGGGATGATCACGCCGGGCCGCTGAAAGTCTGGCTTTTTCTCTTCAACGACAACCGGCGGCGCGATCAGCTTGTCCGGGTTGTCTTCGATAGAATCGGCCAGCCTGTTCAGTTTCAGGCCCTGATGCGTCAGGCCCATCAGTGCGGCGTAGTTATATACGCAGCAGTCCAGCGCCTCGTTCGCGCGGCCTGCGCGCAGCTCCCACACGCGAAAGCTGAACCCGCCAGATGTTTTCTTAACGGACCGTTCGGCCATCAGCTGGCTGAAGTAATTCAGGTCGCGATCGTGCGGGAAGTGCATATAACCCGGCTGGCGCTCACCCGGTGCAGGTGCGTCCAGGTGAAGGCGGTTTCGGATCACGTCTTTGGCAGCGTTGACGCCGATAATGACGGGCCGGTAAGTGGCCTTGCTGCGCGACGTAGGCTTTTTGGTCGGCCAGACCGGCGATCGTGCGCCGCTGCGTGCTGATTCGCCCTTAATCGCCCATATGCGCCGCCCTATACGCGCTTTGGCAAACTGGTAAACGGATTCGGTGTGGTGGCCGCCCGAGTCGATACAGGCCGCCATAATGCTGAATCCCCGACCGTCCGCCCTGCGCCATACCTGCTGAAGATAAGCGTCGAGACGGTCCCACGGTTCCGGCGTGTCTAAGTCACCCTCGATCACGTCGTAGGCGATTGACCAGCGTTCCTCACTGCGACCCCATCCGGCGATCTCCACCTCAAGGCGGCCATCCTGCGTATCTATCCCGGCAGTCAGCAGCGCTACGCCGTCAGGGACTTCGGCGCTGTAAACCTCGCAGCGCTCAAGCAACGATTTTTCATTCAGCGACTTGTCGCCGAAATCCTCATAAGGCAAGCCGAGGGTGGTATTGATGAACGTCTGACGCATTACCGGGTCGTCTTTGACGATCAGCCATTCCTCAACCAGCTTATGCCAGGCGGCATTAGGGAAGAGGCTGTAAGCGGTCCAGACGTGGAAACCGGCATGACCCTTAAAAGGCCGGGTGGCGCGCCATTCGCCTTTCGCCACCATCAGCGGCAGGTCGCTATGCTTGATCACACAGGCATTATGACGGCAGGCGTAGTAAACCGTTTCCGGCAGACTCTGCCCGTCTTCGTCGCGCTCCCATTTCATGCCGTAGGCCGAATTGCGATCGCCCCACTCCAGAACCTGAAATTCGCCGCAGTGCGGACACGGCACGAAGTAGTAACGCTGGTCGCTGTCGTTGAATGACTTCTCGACGCGGCTGATGCCCTTAACGGTTGGCGTTGACCCGATACCGATTTTGCGGTTCCAGAACGTTTCCGAACGCTTTTTACCGAGCGCTATCTGGTCGCCTTCGTTACCGGCACCGGATGCGGGGTAGCCGTCCACCTCATCAAACAGGATGATGCGACAGGTGATACGGCGAAAACCGCCCGGGCTGTTGGCACCGACCAGCGTCAGGTTTGCGCCGTTGGTAAACGAACGCTTTAAAATCGTCTGGTTGGTGTCTTTGGCTTTTGCTCCGCCGACTAAGCAGGACAGTACCGGCGTGTCGCGCAGCATCGGCGCGATTTCGGTTTTGCTGTAGTCTTCGGCGTCAGTCTCACGCGGCTGGATAGCCAGAATGGGCGACGGGTCATGTGCGATGTAATACCCGATAACGTGATCGAGGATTTTTGTATAACCGACACGCGCCGACTTCATTACGGTGATTGTCTCGACCGTAGGGTCGGTAAAGGCATCCATGATGCCATCCTGATACGCGAACGAGCGGAACCGGCCTGACTGTGATGATGTCTCTTTCGACATCATCGCGTATTTGTTCGCCCACTCACTCAGGCGCAGCGGCTCAGGTGGTGCAAGCGCACGCCTGATACCTGTCAGGCGTCTTTTAAAATTCTGCCAGGCTGACGGCTTAGCCGTTTCCGGGTTCTGGTGGCTTGCTTCCATCGGCGCTTAATTCCTCCATCGCTTCATAAATCACGCTTTGCAGTGCGGCCACGAATTCCGTGTCGGTACTGGTCAGGGCAAGCAAACGAAGGCGGGGACCATGTTCAGGCGCAAGCGCGACAAGTCGCGTTCTCATGCGCGCATATTCATCGGCCACCGCTTGCAGCATGTCTTCAAAGGGAAGCAGCCGCCCGGCTTTCTGTTCAAACTCCAGCTGGGTCAGCTTTGCGTGAAAGTTGGCTTTGACGGTGCGCGCTTCATCGAACGTCAGCGACACGCCAAATTCTTTAGTGATGCGTTCAACTAACTGGCTGGCGGCGTCGTCTCCGTCGTCGCCGTCACCACTTCCAGATCGCCCGGGCCTGTTACCCGAATCTGGATCGTCAGCGTTACCACGGTCGCGGATGATTTCTTTTTTTTTTCGGGTTGGGTAACAGTTTTACGGTGCATCTCGATGTTGGCGTTTGACGCCTCGACATTCACCTCGTCACCCTCCAGAACCAGCCAGCCGCGCGACTTCCACATCGTGACCGTCTTGCGGCTCACGCCGTGGAGTTTTGCAAATTCAGCCTGATTCATCTGGTTGTTACCTGTTACCTGTTACCCGAATTTTCAAAAAGTTTTAGCTAGTGAAAGAACGCGGCGCGCAATGCCCGTGATCTAAAAAGGCTCAGGAGGGACCCAAAACCCTATGGCTTCCGGGGTGGATTCCCTTCCAGGGCGCGGCGACGGCTCAACCATTCGCCAGCTGTCATCAGGAACGGCCTACAATCGGCTGGCCGGTCATCGGGCAACGGAACGGCGGTGATACTGACCTGTATTCGCTGTTTGATTCGGGCGGCGATTTCTTCAGCCAGTGGTGCGCCGGATAACAGCGCGCCGGAACTGAATACCGCTTTAGCCTCGCTGATGACCTGCTGCGCAATCCCGTCGATTTCGTCTTCCGTCGGCATCACGACTTCGGGTATGTATGCTATCTGCATCTGTGTCTCCTGTTGCTGTGTGTCCGTGGTCACACGCTGGCGGGCTTCTGTAAACGCGTAGATATGCGCATCGGGAAACGTTGACTGTCGGGCCGACAACAAATGAATAAACTCACCTTCACCGGGCAGCTCACGATGAACGGCATCAGCACACAAGGTTTCATTGGCTATGACATAAACATCAAACGCGCGGCCAAGAATCCAGCGCGCGCCCGGTTGAGTGGCCGCAAAAACGCATTTATCCGACAGTGCCAGCGCTTTGCGGATCATCTGTGCGGTGTACATATCAGGTACAATTAGCGCCGCGTGTTTCCCGCGCTGACGCAGCGCATCGAATAAGTTCGCAGCCTGTAGCGTCAGGCTGTCAGCCTGGACGGGGATTCGGGTTACACGTTTCATGGTTTTCTCACTGGCCGGTCACGCTCATCGTGCGACCGTGGTCACACGCTGTAACGGGGGATAATGTCGAAATGCTCGCTGACGATTTCATCCAGCGCGGTCGCCGCTGCGGCTGCCACTTCAACAAGCAGCGGGGCGCGTGCAGAACGCAGCTCATCAACGGTCATCATTCTGTCCACGCTGCCGAGCGGGTTTCCGTTCTCATCGGTCGCGGTCAGGTGAATAAAGACCGCTGCGGGGCGTTGCTTGTCTGTCATGGCTTGTCCGTATGGAAAGCCCGCGCGTGAATCGCCACACGGCAGCGTGCCGGGACGGTCAGAGGCGGGGGCATGTTTAAGAGCGTGCGACCGTGGTCACACGCGATAACAGTGCGGGCTGTCTATGCGAAGCCCGTCATCGAGATAAATAACCTGAATCGGGATTTCATGGCTGACCGTTCCGCCCGCGCGCCGGATGGCGGCAGCGCAGTCGTCCAGCGTCCGGTTTCGCGCCAGTTGTGAAGCGCCGCGCCCTTTTCGCAGGTCAGCGGGCGTCACCTCTTCGTGTGCGGGTAAAATGACGTGCATGGGATCACCTATCGCGCGCTCGCCATCGCGGCGGCCATTGCGCGGCTTAATTCTGTCTGCATCAGGTTCGCGGCCATCGCCTGCGCCCTGTCCATGTAGCCGAGGACCGGCTTCACCGGCAGCGCGTCACCGAACCGGACCAGCAGTTTCGGGGCGGTCTTTTTCTGGCGCGGCTGACGCGTGCCGTTCTGCGAACGCTTGCGGCGCTTCGCGTTCTTTTTGCCCTTCGTGGCCTTTTTTCGCTGCCAGACGCCGTTAACGCCGTCAATCTCTCCCACGAACACATCCGGCTTTGCCTTCAGTTGCGCCATCTTGTTGCGCGTCAGGTTGCCGTATTTGTTCAGCTTGATGTTCTTCGGGTTTAAAAGCGCCTGGCTGTTCAGCTTGTGATCGCCGCCGAACTCGAACGGCTCCAGATAGCTGGCCGCAATATCGCGGACAAAAACCTTTGCCACCAGATTGTCGCGGCGCGCACCAACTGACCCGACCGCGTTCACGGTGAACGGCGTCGGATTCTCCAGCTTGCGGGACAGCGCGGTCTTTTCAGCCGCCTGAATCTTGCGGGCCGTACTGGTCAGCGCCTGCGCCGTGGCAAAAGGGATCTGCTTTTGCAGCTTTTGCAGATGGCCGGAAAGCTCCCGGATATTCGCCATAATCCCTCCTGTGTGACCACGGACACACGCTACAAGGCACACTAAAAAGCGCCCCGCAGGACGCTTTATG